GAGATGAAAGAATGGCTAAAAGAGGGCGGTTCTATTCCACCTAATGACCAAGCACTCTATGATGATATTGTAGGACCTGAGGCTATCATCGATAAGAATGGACGAATACAACTTGAAAGTAAAAAGGATATGAAAGAACGTGGCTTACCATCACCGAATAAGGGCGATGCATTAGCCTTGACCTTTGCGTTCAGGGTCACTAAAAAAGTGAATGTTGGGAGTAGGGTTCATGCTAACACTGAGTATGATCCATTTAAACGATAAGGGGTGATTAGTAAATGTGCATGAAAAATAAGATGCCTAATACACCAATGCCAGCACCAGCACCAGCACCAACTGTACAAACGGATGATGCTACTACAACAACTGGTGAAGATTGGTATGCAAAGAAAAAGAAAGGTAAGAAAGGTTTTGAAAGTACTATCTTATCTACGGCAACTGGCACTAAAACAACATTAGGGGGTTAGATATGCAAGGAACTATCCTATCAACGCTTGCTAGACAACCAACTAACACAGAACCTAAAAAACGTGATTACACGAAAATTAAGGCGAAGTTTAATGCGATGTTCGATAATCGTCAAAAGTACATTTCTAGGTGGAAAGATATTCGAGATTATCAACTACCTTTCCTTGGGGTGTTCGATGATGAGCAAGACCAATCGAAAGTCTACACCGATAAAATTAATAACGGTGTAGCTTGGGAAAGTTGCCAAATATTCGCTAGTGGCGTTATGAGCGGTATGACACCGCCTAGTAGAAAGTGGTTTAAACTCACGTTAGAGAATGCTGAATTAGCTGCTAATAGTAAGGTAGCGGAAGTGTTAGATGATAGAGAACAAATATTGTACGCAGTATTTGCTAAGTCTAACTTTTATAACACAGTACACCAAACCTATATGGAGTTGCCGTTTGGTCAATCGCCTATGAGTATCATGCCAGATGCAAAAGTAGGTGTACGATTTACATCTTATCCTATTGGTACATATGCATTAGAGTGTGGTAGTAATGGTGATGTAAATACATTTGGTCGCAAGTACCGAATGACTGCTGACCAGTTGGTTGAGGAATTTGGGTATAACGCTTGCCCTGATAAAGTTAAACGTGCTTATGATGAGTGTAAGGGTAATGCAAGTACATTTATTGTATGTTGGTTTGTATTGCCTAACAAAGACCGCAACGGAAAACTAGGCAATAAGAATATGCCTTATTCATCTATCTACTGGTGCGAGGATAGCAACACAGATGAAATTTTGCGACATAGTGGGTTTGAGGAGTGGGCGATACCGATTGCAAGACACACTACACATGATCTAAGCGGTTATGGTAAAGGGTGTGCATGGTTCGCACAGTCAGATGCACAGATGTTACAACTCTTAGAGAAAGACTTAGTAACGGCTATTGAACTGGGTATTAAACCACCTATGAGTGCATCATCTGGTGTTATTGGTAGCGTAAATCTATTTCCGGGCGGTGTAACTGAAGTTGATACTAACGAAAAGGTAGAACCAATCTTTAATGTAGGCATTGATGTTGCGAATGTACAAGCTAAGATACAGTTTGTATCTGAAAGTATTAAACGTGCCTATAGTGCTGACTTATTCTTGATGCTTGATAACCTTGATGCAGGGAAAATGACCGCACGTGAGGTTATGGAGCGTACACAAGAAAAGATGCAACAATTAGGTCCTGTAGTTGAACGCTTACAAAGTGAGTTCTTGAACCCAATCATTGAACGTACTTATGGCATCTTGGATAGGGCTGGAATATTCCCTCCGATTGACGATGAAGTAGCGGAAATGTTAAATGGCTTAGATGTTAAGATTGAATACATCTCACCTCTAGCGCAAGCACAGAAAATGTCATCCTTGGTTAATATTGAACAGTACTATGCATTCATTATGTCATTAGCACAGGGTAATGCTAACATCGTTCAGAAGTTTAACTTTGAAGAGGCAGCTGACATTTATGGTGTAAATCTTGGTGTACCTATTAAGGTTATTCGTTCCAATGATGAGTACCAACAAATTATGGCGCAACAACAACAAGCACAACAAGAGCAAGAAGAACAAGCACAAGCAATGCAAATGGCACAACTAGCACCTCAAATGGCTGGTGCTGCTAAACAGGCAACAGATGCAGCCAATGACGGAAACCCAGTAATGCAACAATTAATGGGTATGGGGGTGTAGATGAAAACTAAACAAGATTATATTCGTGATCGTGATATTGATGCACTTAACCACGTACTAAGTACTGAACTTGGTAGGTGGTTTTTTTGTAGGCTTTTAGACCGAACCAATATATTGAAACAATCATTCACAGGTAATTCTGAAACATTCTTCAATGAGGGGAAACGAAAAGTAGGGTTAACCTATATGAATGATTTGGCAAGCATTGGTGATGGTGTAGAGGGTGTAAAGAAATATCACCAAGCACAACTGGAATATATCAATCAACAAAAACTATTCAAAGAGTTAGAGGAGAAAGGTGAATAACTATGACAGAAGATTTAACGCAAGGCACGAATGATAACACAATGAGTGCGGAAAGTGGTACACCACAAGACACGAATACACAAGAACAACAAGGAACAATCTTAGGTGGTGGTACTGACACAAGCGGTAACCAAGAACCACCTGCAGAACCTGTTGTTTATGATTTCACAAAAGCATTTGAAAGTGGTGAAGTAGACCAAACAATCGCAGATGAGTTTTCTAAAATGCTTAATGGTGTAGGTGCTACGCAAGAGCAGGCGGTAGAGTTAGCTAAATTTGGTAACAAGTATGCTACTGATCTTGTAACTGCTTATGAAGCTAAAAGGCAAGAGGCTTTGGTAGAACAGTATAACAACTACGTAGAACACACAAAAGAGGTATTAGGTAATAAATACGATGAAACTGTAGCTAAGGCAGGCGCAGGTGTAGAAGTAGTAGAAAAATCTATCCCAAACATTCGTGAAATTTTAGCTGAAAATGGTTTAGGAAATCGTGTTGAGTTAATTCAGTTGTTTGCGCAGATCGCTGGCATGGCTGGTGAAGATAGCAATACAAGCAATAGCAAGCCAGCTACAGAAATTACAACTGAACAAGAATTAGCAAATCGAATTTATAAGGATATGTAAAAGGAGATTAATTAATGGCAATCGGAACTATGAACCCAACTATTTTAGACGTTGCAAAACGTATGACAGGTGATGGTAATCTTGACAAAATTGTTGAGATGATGAACCAAACAAACGAAGTTTTAACAGATATGACTATGCTAGAGGGTAACTTACCTACTGGTAATGTATCTACAGTACGAACTGGCTTACCTAAAGTTGCATGGCGTGTGTTTAATGATGGTGTAGAACCTAGTAAATCTGCAACTGCACAAGCTACTGACACTTGCGGTATGCTAGAGGCGTATGCAGTTGTTGACCGTGAATTGGCAAAGATTGCTAACAACGCAAAAGAATTCCGTTTACAAGAAGATCGTGCATTCCTAGAAGCAATGAACCAAGAAATGGCATCCACTCTATTCTATGGTTCTAAAGCAATGCCAGAAAAGTTTGTTGGTTTGACACCACGTTATTCTGACAAAACCGCTAAAAGTGGTGAAAACATTATTGATGCTGGCGGTACTGGTGCGAACTTAACATCTATTTGGCTTGTGGTGTGGAGTCCTAATACAGTACATGGTATTTATCCAAAAGGTTCTAAAGCTGGCTTTGAAATGGAAGATGATGGTGTTGTTGATGTAACAACAACAGAGGGTAAAAAGTATAAAGCATACCAAACACACTACCAATGGAAAAACGGCTTAACTGTTCGTGATTGGAGATATGTGGTTCGCATTGCAAACATTGATGTTACTAAACTTAAAAAGGATGCATCCACTGGTGCTGATTTAATCGACCTAATGATTGATGCAGAAGAAAAAGTGCCTAACCTAGGTATGGGTAGACCAGTTTGGTACATGAATAAAACTGTTCGTGGTTTCTTGCGTAAACAACTTAACGAGGGGCATAAATACCAAACTGCAGCTGGTGAAGAGCCGGGTAAAATTACAGTTGATTTCAATGGTACACCAGTTAGACGAACTGATGCATTGATCATTGGCGAACAACAAGTACGATAATTTAAGGGGGTAACTACTTATGATGTTAGATAAAGATAATACGTTTTTCTTACGTAAAGATATTACTACAAACACAAATTCCGACGTTGTTTATAATGGTGGTGCTGGTAATGCATATGTTGCACCTTGGCTTGTAATTCGCCTTGAAAAAGATGTAACTGGTACACCTTTATTCAATGTGTATACCTCTGATAAAGAAAATATGGCTAATGCAGTTTTACTTCATGGCATTACGTTGCCTGCAAACGCTAAAGCAGGTACAGAGATTGTTACACGTTTAGGACAAGGTGCAAAAGAGTATATCAGAATTAACGCTAACAATATGACTGCTGGCGCTATTTCTGCATTCTTGGTGTTTGATGCGAATACAATTTAATGGGGGTAACTATGTTAGTAACAACTAAAAAGAAAATTTACTTGTGCGATTTTGGTGTTGTTGATGAGGGTGTAGAAATTGATGTTTCTGCAGAAATCATTGAACAGTTTGGTCATGAAACTTTTGATGGTATTCCAGTTGAAGTTGAGGAACCAACAGTAGAACCTACAGAAGAAACAGTAGAGCCTACACCAAACAAACGTGGTAAGAAAGCTAAAGAAACTGCTGAATAATTGAACGAGGGGTGCTTATGCATCCCTTTTTTTTTATAGAAAGGTGGAACAAATGACACCTACTGATATTTGCAATCAAGCATTATCGCTTATCAATGCTGGTCGCATCCGTTCCATGACAGAAGAAACAGAACCTGCTAGACAATGTAGATTGCATTATGATCTAACACGTAGAGTATTGTTAGAACAGTTTGAATGGAACTTTGCACGTAAGCGTGAACGAGCGGTGCTATCTGAACATAAGATTGATGGTTGGGGTTATGTTTATGCTTACCCTGAAAAGTGTGTTCGTATTCTTGCGGTAATTCCACAGGGTGAACGATACCGAGCGGAAAAGCAACGTGAATATGATGTTTACCTAACTGATAACAATACAAAGTACATTGTATCTGATGTACCATTGATGCACATTGATTATGTGTACGATATTACCGATGCTGATGTAATGAACCCTATATTCGTTAAAGCGCTGGTGTGTAAGATGGCATCTGATTTAGCTATGCCACTAACTGGTAATAGTGGTTTGTTTGACCAATCGTATAAACTGTACCAAGCAGCAATACAAGAGGCAAAATCTATGAGCGCAAAAGAACGTAGACTAGATATGCCTTATGTATCTAGCTATTTGAAAGCAAGGAGTTGGTGATATGCAACCTATGTTTATCGGACAAGTCGCATTTACTACAGGCGAAGTATCGCCAGATGTATCTAGTCGATTTGACTTAGAACAATATAAAAGTGCATTACTGCTTGCTGAAAATGCGGTAATTAGACCCTATGGAGCGGTAGCACGTAGGCAAGGTTCACAGTTTATTGGTTACGCTAAATACAATGATAAGCCTGTTAGACTGTTTGAATTTACCACCAATAAGAACCAATCATTCATGCTTGAATTTGGTGATAGATATGTTAGGGTATGGCGGAATGGTGTATATACAAGTGTTGAAGTAGCAACACCATTTGAGGCGGACATTGTAGGTGAATTAAACTGTATCCAAAGTGGCGATGTAATGTTCATCTGTAGCGGTAAATATCCTATCCATACACTATCTAGGTATAGTGATACAGACTGGAAACTAGATGTATACAAATTATCTGAGCAACCATACGAGGATATCAACACAGACAATTCTCATACATTAGTTGTTAATGGCGATACGATCACATCTACAAAAGACCTTTTCACACAAGATATGGTTGGTAGTGTAATTCAGATTGCATACTATGTGGAGGCGGTACATACACAGATTAGCGGTATCGTTGTAGCGAAAAAAGTCAAACGCTATATGCAACCACAAGGAATAGAAAAGACCTACAACAACATTAATTACAATGTTGAAAGCTACAGTACTGATACAGAACTATCATGGAAATTCACCACTCATGGCACATGGGAGGGTACAGTTAAAATTCAAATCTCTAACAACAATGGGCAGACTTGGAAAGATTACAGAACATACACCTCTAAGAATGACTACAATGTAACTGATACAGGTAAGATAGAGGCTGGAGCAAGGTTAAAATATATCTCCGATATTAAAGGTGGTTCTGTTAATTGCGACTTATCTATTATGCCGTTTACTCAATATGGTATCGTTGAGATTAAAAGCGTAACCGATGCTAAGAATGCAAAGGTTAATGTTCTGAATGGTATTAAAGAGGGTGAACCTAGCCACCAATGGAAGTTAGGCAGTTGGAATAGGGGTAGAGGTTATCCAAAGTTATGCACATTCTATCAAGACCGATTCGTAGTTGCTGCTACTGATAGCAAGCCTAATTACATTTGGTTTAGTCGAACTGGTGATTATCCTAATTTCGGTGTTGAAAAAGTAGGCGGTACAATCACAGATGATAGTGCAATCACACTACCAGTAATTAACCGCAAGATGTATGAAATAAGACACCTTGTACCAGCTAATGACTTAATCGTTTTAACAAGTGGTAATGAATGGATAGTAGATGGTAGTAAGACTATCACACCTACTAACTGTTATTTGAAAACACAAACACAACGTGGTGCATTGAAATGTGAACCACAGTTTATCGGCAATAGGTGTGTGTTCGTTCAAGAGCGTGGCGGTACTGTTCGTGATATGGGTTATAGCTATGAAAGTGATAACTACACAGGGCAAGACCTTACACTATTTGTTAAAACATTAGTTAAAGGTCATGTAGCGGTTACAAGTGCTTATGCACAAGACCCAGACTCTATCATCTACTATGTAAGAGATGATGGACAACTCAACTGTTTAACCTATATCCCAGAACAAAAGGTGTATGGGTGGTCGCACTTTGTTACTAATGGTAAATACCGATATGTAGAGAGTGTGGCAGAGGGTGAACAAGACACAATCTATTTTGTAGTAGATCGTGTGATTAATAATAAGAGTGTGAAATGTATTGAACGTAGTATTCCGTTGTACACAGAAGATAACTCCGATGTGTTCCTAGATTGCTATGTTAAAGTCGCTAATTCAATTAAGACCGATTACATCAACGCACCTCATCTAGTAGGACAAATGGTAGACATAGTAGTTGATGGGCAACAGATGCCATCTAGGGTAGTACCACCAACTGGTGTTATTAAATTAGATGGTAAAGCAAATGTAATTACTGTTGGTTTACCTTATACTACTAAAATCAAAATACCTAGCGTAGAGCAACAAATAAACGATGGCACATTGCAATGTAGATTGGTAACTATAACACGAGTTGCGTTGCGGTTATATCGTTCATATGGTGGTAGCGTAGGTAAAACATTTGATGATGTAGATGATTTAATTATGAAACCTAAATCGCTATTTACTGGTGATACTGTAATCGTGTTACCTAAGATAGCAACTAGCGTTAATACAAATACAGAAATTTGCATAAAGCACTCAAAACCTTTCCCATTTAACCTGTTAGCGGTTACAAGAGAGGTAGAAATTGGCGGTGGTTTCCCAAATGTTCATGGAATGTGATATTTGCCCATCTAAGCACGTTTCGTTAATTCGTGAGTTATACATCAACTTACGTTCGATAGATGTCTTAGAGGTTAAATATATCAATCGAAAAAATTCAAACTATGGCGAAAATGACTTTGTGAACGATATTCTTGGGGAAGATTATCAAAGTCGTATTGTTATTGATAATGACAAGCCATTATGTGTATATGGGGTATCGAATACATCATTAAATGGGATGCATTGCATTTACTTTTTGGGTAGTAAAGATTTTGAACGTAGTTTGACATTGCAAAAGCAATTCATAAAAGTTAGTAGAAATATCATTGGGGAATGGCTACAAACTAGGGAAGTACTTTTTAATTACATACATAAAGAAAATCACCGCACCATTAGATGGCTAAAATCTTTAGGTGCGGTTATTCATTACGATATTAACGATGGGGATATGGTTTTATTCACATTGAGAAAGGGGGATGCGAATGTGTAACCCTATTGCATTAACGGCAGCGAGTATGGTTGGTACATTGTTTACACAACACCAACAAGGTAAGGCGCAAGCTGCAATGTACAATCAGCAAGCAAGGGTAGCAGAGGCGAACGCACGAATTAGTGATCGCAAGCAAGAACAGATTGCAGACCAAGCCTTGCAAGAACGAGATAAAATGTCCGATAAGATGCGACTTATACAAGGGCAGAATGCGGCAGAAACTGGTGCTAGTGGCTTGATGATGGCTGGTACACCATTACAATTAATGGCATCTAGTTATGATGAATACAATAAGGATATTCAGAATTGGGAAACTAACAAGAATAACAGTATCTACAATGAATATCTTAACGGCATGAACTACCGCAACGAGGCAAGCACCGCACGTGCAGCGGCAAGTAATGCTAAGAAACAAACTAGAATGGCAATGTTGGGTACGATATTAAGTGGTGCATCTAGTATCTATGGTTTAAAAGGTCAGTATGGCGGTAGTAGTAATAGCGGTGGATATTATTCGCCTAGCTTAAAAGCATCTCAACAATCTAACTTGGTTAGGGATGGTAGGTTTGTAAGAAATACTATCAGAAGTAATAAGTGGGGTATCTAATGCGGTTAGTTAATTACAATGGCGAACAAAAACTAAATACAATTAGTGGTGGTGTGCAAGCTACTGGCAATGAATTAGCGTTTGGCGGTAATCAACAAGGCTTGAAAAGTGTAGTTAATGCCATTGATAACATTAACGAACAGATGCAAAAGCGACTTGATGAAGATTTAAACATCGCTTATATGAACGCTGAAACAGATTATAAAAATCGTATATCACATGAATTGACCAATAAAGAAACTGGTATTTTACATAAAGAGTTAAATGGCGCTGCTAATGTAACGCAACTATTTAATGAAAGTGAATATAACATCAGACAAGAGGTATTAAGTAATTTACCTAACAATAAGCGATTGCGTGAACGATTTTTACAAATGGCGGATAAAGATTATCACGCTAATAATATACGTGTCCAAGTGCATGAGCGTTCCGAACGTGAGAAGTACAAAGATGTAACATTTAATAACAATGTGAAATCATCTGAACAGATTGCAGTACTAGGCTATAACAATCCTAATATTGTATCTAACTCATTAAGCACTATTAAGAGTAGCATTGAAACTATGTATGGTGAACGTGGTGAAGAATTTGTAAAAGCTAAATATCAAGAAGTAGCAGACCGAGTAGGCGCTGCAATTATTGATGAAACAGTAACACGAAATGATATTACCGCAGGTCCACAAACAATAGCAGCACTACGAGAAATGGGTGTGAGTGAGGGTGTGTTATCTAAAGCAGCCGTGGCAATCGATAAGGTTAATACCCAACAAACAATCGATAAACGTATTGTAGGTGATGTAGATACATATGGTGAAGATGATGCTAGTATCGAAAAAGGTGCTGATGCATTTATAGCTAGTCTACCTAAAGCAGGGCAAGGCGGAAATATAAACTTACCTGCACTTGATGGTGCAGTTAATGAACAGTTAGGCAAACCATATGTGCTAGGTGGTGATGGTGGTGAAAGTACAGATTGCGGTAAGTTCACTTTAGATGCCATGTCAAAAGCAGGTGTTACTCTTAACTACCGCACCGCAGATGGTCAGTACTTACAAGCGGAACAAGAGGGTAAACTTGTAAAAGATATATCGCAAGCACAAAAAGGTGATTTAGTATTTTGGTACGTAGAAAGCAATAACGAACGATGGGCGCCTAGTGATGATCCGAGTGCAGTAAACACGAACAATCAAGCCTATAAAGGTGTAACTCATGTTGGTATCTATATGGGAGATGGTAAAGTTGCACAAGCTGGTAGTGGTGGTGTGTCTATTGTTAGTACTGATATTTACCCTATCGTTGGTGTAGGTAAGTTTAGCGGTAGCGCTAAAGGATATACTGACGGCGAACTCTTACAAAAACGAGAAGAGTACATGAAAGCCTATAAGTTGGAAGTGTCCAAGCGAAAAAAAGTACGAGCAGAAGAATTAGCTAGACAAAAGAAAGCGATTGAACTGCAGTATTTGGAAATGCAAAAGAATGGTGCGACCAATGCGGAATTAGCGAACTTTTTGGATAGGTCAACCGCTGGTAACGAAGAATTAACACTAGCGTTTGGTGGTGTTAGAAATAGATACATAGAGGCTGAAAGGCGAGAGGTAGCAGCACAAAACAATGCACAATACAAAGCTACAATAGTACAGATGATTGCAAATAATGTACCGCCTGAACAAATTCTAAAGTATGCTGCAGAAAATGGTTCATTATCTATGGAAGAACAAAGCAGTTTGAATAAAGAACTAAATGATATGGTGAACGGAACTGGAGATTATAGCGTAGACCTATCACCAGTAAAGCATATCATGGATGATGCGGTGGATAATCTAAAAGATAGTCAAAAAGGTATATTCAAACAAGGGTTTAGAAAAGATTTTGCAGCATGGTACAGAAAAGCAACTATGGAAAATGGAGGCGAGCCACCAAGTTATGAAAATCAAATTTGGTATGCAAACGAAATCGCAGGGCAAAAAGTTATACAAACAACACAAGTTAATCACTTTTGGGAACGTGGCGATAACTATCAAAGCAATGTGGCATTGGCTACTATCCGTGGTGCTGGGTTCATTGACTATCAACCAATCATCGGTGATGATGGCGGACACTATGTCCGAATGACTAGACCGGATGGAACATTCGAAGATTATGAAGAAAGCGATTTCCACAGAACATTTGGGGATAATGAATAGTAAGGAGTAATACATGGCTAAATGGCATTTTACGCAATATAACCCTAATGGAACATTAAATACAAACGAACATAAAACAGACCTCAAACCAGTTGATGGCTGGGCTGGTAATGCAGTAGATGCAGTAAAACAAGTAGGTAATGCGTTAGGCGGTTTAGCAGATGCACCTTATCTAGTCGATACAACTGGTAGTGGTAAGGATAGAACTTTACAGACTGTATCTACCATTGGTGAGGCTTTAAAGGAAAACCCTATTGTAAATAACCCAGCATTGCAAGCTGCATCAGCACGTTTTATCTATGCAAGTAATGATGCGGTAAAAGCTAACGCAGCACTAGACTATGCTAATAAATTAAACATCGGTGCAGATGTTATTTTAAATAGTGGTGAAACAGGGTTCACGAGAGCAGCATATCTTGCTAATCAAGTTGATAGAGGGCGAACTGTACAATCTCTATATGATGAATACCCAGAGTTATACAAAATTAAATATGGTTCACAATCAGAGGCTATATATAGTTTAGATAACTTGCAGTCTATCAAATCTACTCATGGTATATGGGATAGCATCCAACAGAATATATGGTCTATCAATGATCAGATGAAATTGGGCGATGCTGGTTATGAATTATCCAACACTACAGACCCTAAGAAAATCGAAGAATTAACAAACGAAATTCAACGATTACAAACTAACCTTTCAAATTATCGTCATGCAGATGGACTAGATGTAGCACAATCTGTAATCGGTGAAACCGCTGGACAAGGCTACATGATGGCTAAACAAGGCGGTATAGGTGCGGTAGCTGGTGCAGTAGCTGGTGCATTAATCGGTGGTTTAGCTACAGAGGGTGTAGGTGCAGGTGCTGGTGCTGCTACTGGTGCTAAATGGGGTGGCGGTGCTGACATGGCATACAATATGTACAAAATGTCATTTGGCAATAAGTACATTGAACTCACGCAAAAGAAAGATGCGAACGGCAACCGAGTATACACAGACCAAGAGGCTAATCAATATGCTATGTCTTATGCTGCTATTGATGCAAGTATTGAGTTTGCAGCAACTGCAGCTATGGGTAAAGCCTTTAAAGCGGTAGCGTCTAAAGGTATGATTGCAAAAGCTATTAGTGCTGGTGTAGGTGATACTGTTAAAACCTTTGATAGAGGTATAGGAACAACTGTTGCACAGATGGCTAAGAACTCTATTAAAGCTGGTGTACCTGAACTATTTGAAGAGGGCTTGCAAGACATCAACGAAAAGGTACAACACAACATTACACGTAAGGATAATGACCTAGAGGGTTATTATAGCGTAGGCGATATTGCTATTGGTTCGCTTGATGCTATGAAACAAGCGTTGCCAGCGGTAATTGGTTTTGGTGCTATTGGTGGTGCAGTAGGTGGTGTGCGTACTGCAAAGGCTTTTCGTGATTTTCAAAAACTAACACCTGAACAACAACAAGCAGCAATCATTGCCGAGCAAAACCGCAATGGTACAGTCATTATGGATAATGTCCGTAAGGATAGTGCTACTAATAAGATTGCAAAAGAAAACCCTGAACTATACGGAAAAATCGTACAAGCACAGGGCGATAAGGTTGGTGTATCAACTCAATATGTAGATGTAGCGGAATTAGCGCAATCTGAAAACGGACAACTTGCTATTCGTGATATGGTTGATAACGGCTTAGTAACGCAAGAGGAAGTCAAAGCAGCTATTGAGGCAGATGCACCTGTTGAAATTCCTATTGGTAGTTATGCACAAGTATCAATGAACTTATCCGATGAAACAGTAGATGCATTGAAACGAACCTCTTACTTTACTAGAGGCGGTATGTCATTAGCTACACTAGAACGTGCAAAACAAGAAGTAGATGTTGCTAAATCTGTATTGAAAGATGATACATCTAAACGTGCGGAACGTATCAAGGATGATATTATTCGTAATGAATTTGAGGGTGCAAGTGATATAGATCGTGAAGTACTTAATGAGGTACTATCTGACCCTACCAACATTAAGCGTAACTACAATAATTTGTTGCATACGTTAAAAGAACAGTATAGAGAAACTTATGCTAGTGATTTTGACAATGCAGATAAATCTATCAATGATGCGGTAACTACTGGTATTGAACCGCAATGGCTAATTGATTATAAAGCTAACAATGGTGGCAAAGCACCACGTACCAATGCAGAGCGCAGACGAGCAGCCTATGAGTATAGCCGAGCAACTACAACGGCAAGCCTTGATGGTAATGCTGATGCATTAGCACAATCTGATGCACATTATGCAGATATGGAACATATGTTGATGCAGATTGAAAGCCTAGAGGCTATGAAAGATAAAGTCTTTGAACTTGCTGACAAAAATGTTGCATTACGTATGAACCTAACAAAAGCAGGACATGAAGTATATACAAAGGTTCGTGAACTGTTAGAAACTAGCACTAAAGGTCATATCAGGCAACAAGCACATGAAGATGCATTGTTGGTGGCAACTCATGCTGATGTGTTCGCACAAATCATGCGTGAGGCTGGTAATGCACGTTATACTGCTATGGACTACCTAAATACTGTGCGTTTTGATGTAAATGCTAAATTAAATGGAAAAGATGGCTATGCACAGGCGGCATGGCATGGTTCACCACATGATTTTGATGAGTTTGATTTAGGCGCTATCGGTAGTGGTGAGGGTAATCAAGCACATGGTTGGGGTTTGTATTTTGCAAAAAATAAGAAGATAGCAGAAAATTACAGGGATATATTAGGTGCAAATAGCATAGAAATTGTTACAGGAAAAACAAAGTATAAAATAAATGAAGATGCAGATTGGTATGATGATAAAACAGGAAATATTATAAGTGATGAAAACCCTTTGTCTATGGCTCTTACTGAAATTGCAGAAGTAGGAAGTAACGATAAGGCAATTGAAAGTTTGCAAAAATTTATAGACTCAAAGAAAGGGAAAAACACTCAAATTGTTATATCACAAACCAAAAGAGCTGAAGAAGCAATTAAATTATTAAAAGAAAGCAAATTTGTTAAGCGAGAATGGAAGTCCATTTTTAAAGTAGAAATACCTGAAAATAATGAAATGCTTGATGAAAATGTTGCATTTAAAAAGCAAAGTGAAATCGTAAAAGATGTGATTGGTAAAAATTTACACAAGTTATCTAATGAAGAAAAAAACACAATTTATTATAAACACATAGTAAATACTGCTACAGAACTACTTGATGCTAATTATGAAAACAAAAAGCATTCTTTAGGAATGGCAAAATCAGATATTGATATATTTAGAAATGTTGTAGTAGCTGGTGTAAGAGGGTCTACTAGCACCGATTTAAAACGTGCTGAATTAATTTCTAAAGAAAATGGATATGATTTAAACGATATTCTTAATGATACATCTTTAGAAAGTGCAAAATATGTTTTAGAAAAATTAAGCGATAAAGTTAATAAATTAGAAGTTGCGTTTAAAAAACTTGATAAAGAAGAAAATGATAGAGTTAATAAATCGTTTGAGAACATAGGGGATATATTAGAAAAACACGATTTCACAGGAAGAGAAATTTATAATGCTTTATCAGATGCGTTGGGTGGCGATAAGGCTGCATCTCAATATTTGAACTCTATAGGTGTATTAGGTATAACGTATGATGGTAGAGAAGATGGTAGATGTTATGTAGTGTTTGATGATAAAGCAATCAAAGTCATTGAAAAGTACAACCAATCTATAAACGGCATGACTACTATCAAATCTAAAACAGAACGTATCGTAGAATTATTTAAAACTGCTGATAAATCAACATTCATGCATGAAATGGGCCATGTATTCTTTGACGATATTAAAACATTAGCTGAAATGGAAAACGCTCCACAACAAGTCAAAGATGATTGGCAAGCACTCAAAGAATGGAGTGGTTGGAACGATAACGAAACCATTAATACTGATGCACACGAAAAATTTGCTAGAGGTTTTGAAGCTTATCTAAGAGATGGTGAAGCACCTACTAAATTCTTAGAACGTACATTTAGACGTTTTAGTAAGTGGCTAAGTGCTATCTATCGTGCAGTATCACGCTTAGGCGGTTTACCACCTAAAGAGATTAGGGAAGTTATGGATCGTATGCTTGCATCACAAGAGGATATTGAGGCATACGCAGAGCAACAACAGTTAGAACAGTTTGAGAAAACAGAACTGTACAAGCAACTTTCCGAGCAAGACCAAGCACGGATGCAGTCCTACATTGCAGATATTAAAGAAAAAGCAAAAGAACGTGTGATGCGAAAACTCATGAAAGAACTTGATAATAGACCTATCAAGGAATGGGAAGAAGAAAAGGATGCAATACAAGTCGAAATCGAAAAACGATTGATTGAGCAATATCCTATCTACAAAGAACATCAACGATATAACGTGTTTGGTGAGGGTGCGTTGAAAGATACACAGTACAACTCTATTGAAGAGTTGGAAAAAGCGGAAGTAGAACAAACTGGTGCTACATTTAACGATGCTATCAATCAAGAAATTGAAAATGCGAAAGCAGAGTTTATGAAAGATAACAATGTAGGCAAAACCAACGAGCAAATCGCAGAAGAAATCTTGCTTAGTACACAAGGTCAAATGAGATTAACCGAAGAAGAAAGTAAGATTATTCAAAAGTCTACTAATCGTGAACTAGCGAAGAACTGGGAATTGTTAGAGCGTATTCGTAAACTAGACCCTAACGCAGAAACTATTGATACAGAATTAAGTGAAATTGAAAAAGAGGTTAAGCCTACTAAGTACGATATTCTTAAATCTGATAAGAAAAAAGTAGATGCTGCACTTGTTGACGCAACAAAAGAACTTGAAAAAGCGGAACGCTTAATCGAAAAGTTGAACAATGAAAAAGCGGAACTTACAGATAAGGCAAGGGAACGTGAGAGCGAACTAAAAGATAAGAATAGTGAGTTATCTAAACGCTTAACAACTATTACTAATCAACTAGATCGTGCTATTGAACAAAAAGAACGATTGGAAGAACGCACACAAGAACGAGCAGAAAAACAAGAGTTAAAAGCTAGTGAACGTATCGAAAAACTAAAAGATGAGTTGCAAGACCGCATCAATAATGTACGTTCTATTCGTGGTGCTGGACTTGGAACAATTTCCGATTACATGAACCGAGCAAGAAAAGAATTAGGTGAATTGCCTATATCTAATGCAGTACAGTTTAAAACGTATCAAAACAAAGCAGTTACTGCTGGTAAGAAAGCAGATAGAGCATTGGCAAGTGGAAAGGTTGATAAGGCACTAGGATATAAGCGTGAACAAATGCTACAACAAGCAAGAGCAAGAGTAGCGTTTGAAAACTTTGAAAAGTCCAAGAAGTTGCGGTTGAAATTGAAACAACAATTACAACGTATGACTAGACCTAAAAACCCTATTGCTATTGAACCTAATATGCGTTATTTCTACGCACACATGGCATATCAAATGGGTTTAACTAAGTACGATGGGCTAGCACCTACAGATGGTTTTGATATGAACACAGTATTATCCGCACTTGATGTGGATGCACTCATTCTTAACCAACAATCTATGGTTCAATTACAACCTTGGATAGCAGAAATGTTCTATGCTAAGACACCTAAATCATTCAAATCAATCACGATGAATGAGTTGGAAACCTTAGAAGAACTCATGACTGGTATGTATAAAAACGGCAGAAATGAGTATGAGGGTACAACCATTTTGAACGATGAGGGTAAAAGCGTATCGTTTGAAAATGCAGTACAAGAAATCATCGGTGAGGCTACTGAAACATTTGGTGGCGCAACTGGTGATGTGTTTAACATTCTTAATAACCAAACGAAAACCGATGCAGTTAGTGGTAAGCTATATGGTTTCCACCTAGCATTGATGAAAGTTGAAACATTCCTAAGACGAATGGGTGGCGGTAAGAACGGCTTTGCAGTTAAATACATCTATGACCCAATCAGTCGAGCAACGCAAGCGTTCAACGAGCGTAAGGAAGTATCAATGCGTAGATTGGCTAAGGATGTAGGAATATATTCCAAGCGTGAGTTATTCAATATGCGTAATGAACATCTATATACAGTTGGTAACTTGTATGGACTTACTAAAGAGCAATTAATCATGATTGCCCTTAACTGGGGTACAGAAAGTAACCGACAACGTGTAATGGAAACTACAAAGGCAAATGAAGTTGAAATTGAACGTGCGTTCCAAGAACACATGACTGATAAGGACTGGGAGTTTGTTATTCGCACATGGGATCATATCAATTCATTCTTTGATGAACGCAGTAAGGTTCAAGAGGAACTTTACGGAAACCCATTAAAGAAAGTAGATGGCTTGACATTCTCTATCGGTGGTAGAAATATCGAGGGGCAATATTTCCCTATCGTGTATAACCCTAAAGTAAATGCATCTGTAAGCGATAACCAAGTTGAAGATATTGCAAAAACTATGGTAAGTAGTAATGCAGTATGGGGAACTGGTATGAGCGCTACTAAATCACGTTTAGATGTGGTTAAGGATAAATCATTATTACTTGATTTTGATGTAATTCCTAATGCTATCACAGAGGCTATTAATCATGTAACTATGCGAAAAGCAGTAACTGATGTTAATAAGCTAATCAGCAACAGAGAACTACAAAACTACATCGTTGATAAGTTTGGTGCTGATACCTACCAATTCTTGCGTACATGGGTTAGAGATAACTGGCAAGATGAGGCAGCAAAAACAAACGATATTGATAGACTTATTCTTACATTGAAAAAGAATACATCAACCGCAGTAATGGCTGGTCGAGTATCGGTAGCGTTACAAAATGCGTTAAACATTCCAGTTGCGTTCTATCGTATCGGTGTAGGTAATACCATTAGAGCCATCAATCATGCTGGTATTGGTTTCTATGGACACGGCACAACTACTTATAACAACACTAGAGATTTTGTATTAGGTCAATCAATCTTCATGCGTGAGCGCATCCAAACATTAGATAAAGACTTGAAACAAGGTTTATCTATTGCAGGTAAAGGCTTGCGCTTGGGTGATACAAATGTTGGTGGTTATAAGGTAGAACAATTAGCTGACATTCGAGATGATATAAATCAAATGGGGTTCAGATTACTTACAGAAACAGACTTTGCATTATCTATTCCTGTATGGAAGTTTGCGTATGATCAAAAGCAAGCTGAACTATTTGGTAAAGAGGGTGTAAGTGCTGAATGGGTCGAGCAACAATCGATTGAGGCTGGCGATAGAGCGGTGCGTGATATATTTGGTAGCGGTGATACAAAAGATGCTGCTGCTATTCAGCGTTCACGTTCTACATTCACTCAATTATTCGTTCCGTTCTATTCTTACGCTAATACACTTTATAACATCATCACAGAGGGCAACTATGCACGTAAGGATAATGGCGATTATGCAAGGTTCGTTAAGATGCTATGGTGGACTTTGATTTCACAAGCAATCGGTATGATGGCATATAAAGCTATGACGAATGGTGATGATGATAAGCCTGAAGATTTGGCTAAGTCATTTATTGAAGAATTAGTCGCACAAGGTACTATGGGTGTACCAATCATCCGTGATATGTCAAATATGGCTATGAAATACATTCTAGGTGAAAAGGTATTTAATAAAGGTAATAGCGTTATGGCTTTAAGTATCGTTGAGAAATTCTACGATTTAGGCAACGCAATTATGAGTGATAAAAAAGATGGTATTGATGTAGGCAGAAGTTTCAGTCAGTTAGCAAACCGAGCAACTGGGTTTAGTGATACTGTAACTGATGGCTTGTGGACATTAGCTAAATTTGGTTTCACAGATACCGATGCATCCTTGGAAGATGTAATCATGGCGGTAGCGTTTGACAGACGATTAAAAACTAAAAAAGATAAAAAGAAACATTGATAAATAAGGACTATCCATAATGGGTAGTCCTATTTATATACAACTGAAAGGGGATGTTAAATTGACACCAGAAGTACTTAAACCATCTGTAGTGTATCAATGTGATGGGAGAAATAAGAAGTTTATTTTCCCATATGACTTCATGCAAATTGAGGACATTAAGCTGACTATTGTTGATGTAGATGGTACAGAGGCGGTACAAGTAGGGAATATCGATTATGACGAAAACACCAAATCGGTAATTTACCCAGCGAATGGCGATGCACTAGCAGTAGGGCAAAAGGTTATCTTAGAGCGTAAAACACCTATTTCACAAGATACTGATTTACCTGATGAATATCCATTCGAGAATATCGAACGTGCGACAGATAAGATTATTCTTATCTTACAAGAAATGAAAGCTGATTTAGATAGATCACTTAAAATTCGTGTAGATAGTGATAAGAATGCAAATGAAGTTGCAAAAGATATTGTTGAGCGTTCTGTAAAAGCAGCTAATGATGCAATTAATGCTATGAGTGTAATTTCTGAAAAGTCCGATAAGATTAATGCTAATGCAGATATAATCAACCGATTGGGCGAAGAAATCAAAACAATAGCATCGACTGTTGATGATAAATTGGCATCGGCTAATACGGCACTTGATACAACCTCTACTAATGTTGCTACTGCAGAACGATTGGTGAGAGATGCAAAGGCTTATGCAGGTCAGACAACTGTTGATAAACGAGATATTAATAATCTTGTAGACCAAGCTAAGACTTTAAAAAACGACATTGATAATAAACAAACCTCTATTGCAAGCAACGCTATCAAGGCAACAGATGCAGCAAAACGTGCAGAAGTCGCAGCGAGTAAAGCTGAACAAATCGCCTTGCCTAATGGCGGTGGCTTAGTTACAAAAACCGAGGCTGATGCAAAATACCAAACTAAAGATAGTTTGTATGGCATAGTATCTGTAAAAGACTTTGGGGCAGTTGGTGATGGTGTAGCAGATGATACCGCAGCATTTAAACGTGCTAATGATAATCTTAAAAATAAGATATTGTTAGTACCGAATGGCATCTACAAAATTAATGAACATCTAACTTTCAATACTGTTGATAGCGTAATGGATATGGGTACGTATAACAACGTGAAACCATTCTATCCTACTGAAACACCAATGTTAAAAGGTGCATCTAACATCGCATTTGTTAAAAACATCCAATATGGCGATGAAGTAAACCAATGTCAGGGGTTCACCTACAACGATAAAAAGAATGTGTTTGTATTAGCATGTATTAATGGTGATGGCACTAATCAAGTGTTATATGAACTCAATTCATCCACGTTTGAGATTGTAGGAACATACAAATTTAATGACCCTGATAAGATGGGGCATTGTAATACTATGTGCTACAACAAGAACACTAATAAGATTTATCTTGCAAACGGCTTGAAAAATGGTAACAACTTAACAGTACTTAACGCAGATACAATGCAGTATGAACGAACTATCACATTGAATGAACGTGTATTTAATATTGGATATGACCCAATCACACGTACATATGTAAGTATCGTACCAATTAGCGGTCAACAACGCTTACGTGAAATCAACTTATACAACGATGATTTTAAGAAATTAAAAACATATCAAGTTGATTATGAATATGATGATTTCAATAACAATGGCGCTTTCATGTTAAATGGTTGCATCATGAGTGCAACTTTGGGAAGTTTGGTAGAATGTACACCATTTGGCACAGTTAAACAGATTATTGAAATCAATAGAACTACTGAAATTGAAGACATTGCATATTGCAATGGAAAATTCTATTTTGCAGTTTTAACAGAAAAACCAAACAAGCGACACCAAGTAGATATTTATGTTGGTGATCCAAACAAAGATTATCAAAACTCTATCAATACTGCACGATTGGCAACGCTTGATTATCTCAAACTAACTGGTGGTACATTAAGTGGCGCACTTAAAATGGCTAACAACACATTAATCGAGGGCTATAAGCCTGATGGACATGGTGTTGGTATGGCTAAAGTTTCTACCGCTGGTAACGTAGAACTTGGCGATAACTCCGTTAATACATTTATTAAAGGTAAGGAATTTAAACACTATGATGGTACAGATAGTTTCACAGTACTTACCACCAAACATTACGGAACGGCTATTTATAAGAAAAAGGATGTAGACGATAACTTTATTAAGAAAACAGAGGTAGACCAGTTAGGTTTTCCATATTCTAAAGTTGATGCAGCGACAGATTGGAACACGTTCACAGAACAAGGGGCAATCGAAATCAACTTTGATGGCGGTGCTAATAATCCACCACGTAGCCACAAACAAGGGATGCTTATTGTAATGAATTTTGGCAAAGGTAAGATGATAGACCAAACTTTCCATGCGTTCAATGGTGAAACATACCACAGAATGTTTATGGCTGATAAATGGAAATCTTGGGGGAGAGTACAAACATCATTAAATAGCAGATTGAAATTGTGGAGTGCTAATGGTGGAAGTGAGGTGTTTGTTGAATAATGCCTAACTTAAAAGTTAAGAAAGGAAACGATACACTAACCTTTGGACTAACTGATAACTTGCGTGATGTAGGCGAAAGACGATTACCAATAGTTATTGATGGAAAAACATATTATGCACGATTAGGGGGGGGGGAAAAAACCCCCC